TACAAGGCCGCTCAGGCCGGAATGTAATCGGTAGTTCCATCTACGTCAGAGAATACGCCGGGGCATTCCCCGGCGTTTTTTTGAACTTCACAGCTTCATCTTTGGAGGAATATCCATGTTGATCCAGTGTCTCGTTCCACGTCGTACTGGCACCCCTATCAAACTGAGCGACGGCACGTCCGTTCCGTTCAAGCCGAATGACCAAGGCGATCATGTGTGCGATGTCAAGGACAAGGAACACATCAAGCAACTGCTTGCGCACAAGGGCTGTTACCGGCCTTACAATTCCGAGGAGTCCCAGCTGGAAAAAGAAGCGGCTGAGGCAGCGCGTCTGAATAAGGAGAAGGAGGCAAAGAACAAAGGCACAGGCACGAAAACCGCGCCCAATCCTGATGCCAATGCCGGAGGCGCTGGTGGCGAAGGCAAAGGCGAAGGCAACGAAAATTCCGGAGCCGGTGGCCCTGGCGCCGGCAATGCCGGTTCGGATGACGTCAACAAGTCCATGACCGAGGAAGCCCTGAACGCCATGGATATTCCAGCGCTGGCGGATCTGTTCGAGAAGTCAGTGGGTCGTAAGCCGCATCCTGCCACCAGCAAGGAGAAGATCGTCAAGGCGCTGCTGGCCAACCAGAAGAAGCGGGTCGAGACCGGTAGCGAATAATGTCATTCACCATGCAGGATCTGGTGGACAAGGCGCGCAAGCCGCTTAATGACATTGACAAGGACCGGTTCAGCGACGGCGACGCCACGTTGTTCAATGACCTGTTGGGATACGCAAACGACGCGATCCTGCTCCTGCGCAATAAGCGGCCAGACCTCTTTATCGGCTCCTTCGCGGCGCTTCCCGAGAAGTTATCCATTGGTGCCACGTTTCCGTTGCCGGCGGAATATGTGATCCCCGTGGTGGATTACGTCGTGGCGCGGGCCGAACTTCACGATGACGAGCACGTTCTTTCTGAACGTGCGACGGTGTTCTTTCAACTGGCGAACGGGCAAATCTGATGGCCAATACCAATCTGACGGCGTGGTATGACGATGTGCTACCGAGCGTTCCTGGCTGTCCGCAGACGATGGCGCTGGACGCGATTCGCAAGGCCGCGATCGAGTTTTGTGAACGATCATGGGCTTGGATTTACAACCCGGCGGCGGCAAATGTGGTGGCCGATCAGATCGCCTATGCGTTCGTTCCTCCCAGCAATGCCGTGGTATCCAAGGTGCTGTATGTCTTTCATGACGGCGTTCCCATATATCCGCGCAGCACCGACCAACTCGACGCGATGTACCAGGAATGGCGCGCTACTTCCGGCACGCCGCAATACTACACCCAGGAGGACGAGCGCAATCTACTGCTGGTTCCGGTGCCGGCGGCGGCACTCACGGGAGGGCTCAAGATGCGGGTATCGCTCAAGCCTAAGTTCGATGCCACCGATATCGAATCGCGCATGTACGAGGAATACCGCGAGGCCATCGTTGCCGGCGCTCTATCACGCCTGATGATGATTCCGAAGAAGCCCTATACCGATCTGGCCACGGCTTCGGTGAACAAGGCGATCTTCGACGACATGATTGCCACTGTCCGGCACAAGGTTCAAAAGGGTTACGCACGCGCGCCGCTGCGGAATGCGGCGCATTTCTTTTAATCAGGGAGATTCCATGCCGGAGAAAGACCCGTTTAATTATTCAGTTATCACCTACCTGTGGGTGATAGCGCTTGCCATGTGGGGTGGGGTCGTGAGCTTCATGCGCAAGGTGCGTGATGGAGTGATCCACCGTTTTTCGATTGTGGAATTTATCGGAGAACTGGTGACAGCCGGATTCATCGGCATCATCACCTTCTGGCTGTGCGAATGGTCCGATATACACCCACTTCTGTCCGCTGCCTTTGTCGGAATCTCCGGACACATGGGATCACGCGCCATCTTCCAGTTCGAAGGATTTCTTAAAAAGCGATTTCCCGTCGTCTCGGAAAAGGAATGATGTTCCAGCTACTTCGTCGCCGGTTCCGGGCGTGGAAGTCTTACAAGCAAACGTCGCAATTCCTGGGTCTTGCCGAGCAATACGAGCGCGACGCCGCCCAACACCGCAGCCTGATTCGCTTCCATCAGGAGGCGGAAATGCACTGCCGCACCCTATCCAAAGCCGCCAAGATGGTGGCCGGGAGAATCGCCTGATGCCATCCTATTCGCCGTCGTCGAAAGAAAAGTTCGACACGCTCTGTCCCGAGCTGCAAGACACCATGAGCACGGTGTTGGAGCGTTATGACCACACCATCTTATTCGGATTCCGTGGCCAGGCGGATCAGGAGAAGGCGCTGGCGGACGGATTCACCACCAAGCCGTTCGGCGCGAGCAAGCACAATAAAATGCCGTCAGACGCCGTGGACGCCGGACCGGTTTACTCCGGCGCCCCGAAAGGCGGCATTGACTGGCGCACCGACAAGGAACTGATGATCGCCGCGCAGAACGGAGATTGGGAAGTGTTCAAAGCCATCCTGGAGAACATCAAGCGGTGGTATTCCTTCTCGGCTTTCGTGCGCGGCGTGGGATGGGGTAAAGGCCGGTACATCATCCGTTCCGGCTGCGACTGGAACAACGATAACCGGTTCAACGATCACACGCTCATAGATTTACCACACCATGAGATATTGAGGCCATAGATGAAAACCGCGCTCGCCAAGGAAGGCGTAGCGGAATTTGAGCGGTCTTTCGAGGAACAGGTCAGGCTCTACTACTTCACTTTCGAGGAAGCAGTCTCACTCTTGAAATGCTGTGAAACGGACCTGCGAAAACTGCTTGGCCGTGATCGTTATGGAGAAATAAAAATCAACGGCTGCTGGATGATACCGCCCAATCAAATCCGCCTGATACGCGGAAATATGTGGAGGGCGTTCAATGGCTAAAAAGAATCTTGAATACCGCGGCGCGCGCAGTACCGAACTGCATCTGGTGTTGCTGTTATGGATTACGGCCACCGGCCTGTTGTGGTTCGGCAAGATCGACGCGCCCACGTGGGCCACGGTATCGGAATGGACGATTATCGGGTACGTCGCCGGTCGCATCGGCTCCAAGGCATCGGAAGCATATAAAGACGCCAAGCAACCGCAATCCAATTACACGCCGGGGGTGACATGAACAGTCAGTGGTTTATTGAGATGCTAAAGATAGCTTGGAGCGTAGATCCGAAACTGGTGATCTACTGGTTACTGGCGACGTTCTTCTTCTGGTTCATATTTGCAACGCTCATGCGAATCCGCGACAGGCGCGAGAGATACGACACGGACCAGTGGCAGTATTGGGCGCTGACTATCTTGGGTTACGTGCTTCTGATCCCCGGATATCCATATGACGTGATCTACAACCTGACTTACGGCACGCTGATGTTCTGGCAGACTCCGCGAAAATGGGAGTGGACATTCACCGCGCGATTGCAACGGTGCGTTCATCTCGTGACGTGGCGCGGTCAACTGGCGCGGTTCTTCTGTCGTTATCTAATCGAACCTTGGAGTTCCGATCATTGTGGACAGGGGAAACGGCCATGAAACTGCGAGGCTTCACGCTGGCTTGGTACATTCTTGCGGCGGTGCTGGCGTTCGTATCTACGCGAGAATCAGACGCCGGTCCGTTGGACGAAACGCGATGCTGCATCACACCGCTCCGTAATGCCGATGGAAGCATATATCGCAGATCCGCCGTGGCCGCCGCCTACAAACGCATTTGGCCATGCCCCTCCACCCACGAAAAATACGGTCCTTGCCCGGGATGGTCGGTAAACCATGCCGTGCCATTGGCCTGCGGGGGGAAGGATGAAGTCAGCAACATGCTTTGGATGCGGAACGACGCGAAGAAGATTCAAGACAGCTACGAGCGCATCATCTTCGGCGGCCACAACATCTCTCCGGGATGTCCATGAAGCAGCAGCTCTACATAACCATCGGAGCCGCGGCGCTGCTCGGACTCTATACCTGGTGGGTCTACGGCATCGGACAGGACTCAATCGAAGCCAAGGTAATAACCGTCACCGTCACCGAGGAAGCGCGTCAGGACGATGCTGTCGGAAAGCTAGCCGTCGGAGACATCAAGCATGAACAACAGGTCAAGGAGGTTGTCGATGAATCCAATAAAACAAGGGCGCCGCAGGATTGCGACCTGGCTGATATCGGCGATCTGCGTTATGACGCTCTCCGGGTGCGTAACGAGATACGTGGTCGCTCCAATCGAGCCTCGGTTGACTGAGCATATCGCCGATCCCGATATTGAGGGACGGACGTGGAATGATGTCTACGTCCAGTCGATTCGCCGTTCAGAAGTGATTAGGAGATACCAGTGCAGAGATTACGTTCTACGCAAGGAACCGTTGCCGGAGGAATGTAAATAATGGGTATTAAATTTAAAAATGGTGCCGTCTCAATCCTCACGGGAAGCCTCACGACCATCTCGACCGACATTCTTATCAATGCGGCGGATGATGGTCTATTTCCTGTTATCGCCGCCATCGGCGCGGATTACTTCTACCTGACGCTGGAGGATAAAGACCACAACATCGAGGTCGTCAAGATCGTTCGGCATGTTTCTGGCTCGAACAACCTTGAGACGGACGGCACAGCGGATTCCGGAGTCAATCGCGGGCTGGATGGAACCACGGCGCGCTCCTGGGCTATCGGCGATGTCGTGGAGTTACGCCCGAACGCTAAGGCGCTGGAAGAGATGGATTTCTCTAGCGATGCCGAACTGGCGGCTATAGCTGGATTGGCGAGTGCCGCGGACAGGTTGCCTTACTTCACCGGGCTGGGCACGGCGGCACTTGCCACCTTTACCGCCGTGGCGCGCACTTTAATTGCGCAAGCCACGCAAGCCCTGATGCGCACGACTTTAGGGGTTTCAAGATCAGGCACGATCACGATGTACCGTACTGGTAATGGCACCTGGGAAGTCGCCAATCCTGACGGAACGTTGGTGGACATATCCGCTTCCACTACGGATGGCTTACAAGAAGCCATTAACGAGGCCGCTAAAAATGCATATACCTTGGTAATAGAAGGGGGGGCGCTAAAACCGGCGGTTTTCC